CATAAACTTGTGTGACTGAAACCTTTGTGTGCCCTAGCATCTTAGACAACGTTTCGATAGGTACGTCATTTGCTAAAACGAAACCGGGAATCTAACAAATTATTTATAATCAACCGATTAAGCGTTATTTTTTACTATTGGTATCACACGGTAAAAATATTCAACTCGTTTCTGAGCCCTATAGAGGGCTTTTTTTATGTTTTTGTGATACCGACAAATTCCGTTTTTAAGTTAAAAAATCCACCTATTTTTAACAAGATTGTATAACGTATCATATTACATTTCCATAATATCTATTTTTTATTAAGACTAATCGTCTTATGTATATTATTCTTTTCTGGCTCTATTTTATTGCACGTAATTAGATTTAACTCAACTCCGAAAATAAGTCTTTCTAATCTATCATGTTGGTTGTTCATCTTAATGGCAATGTCTTCTAATTTGTGTATTATATCATTGTTCATGTCTAAGGTTTTTAATCTCCTTAAAAAACATGATAAGATGTTCATTTGTTTAGCTTACATTTGGTTTTTGTAACTGTTCTTTCAAATCGGTGTTTTCATTTTTAAGCACTTCGATAACATTTAGTAAATCATCCATACGTGTTTGGTATGTTTCTATTACTTTTATAAGGACTTCGATGGTCCTTTTGCTGTCTATTTGTTCTCCATGTAAATCTATGTTAATATTTTTTGTTTCAATTTGGTACGGTGCGGATGTTTTATTAGTTTTTGATTCTGAATCGGATGATGCTGGCTCAGATTTAAGCATCTCACCCTCTCCTGTAAGAATATAATTTGCATTAACATTGTATTTATTACAAAATTCGTATAAAACATTCATTGAAACCCCAACTCTGCCACATCTAATTTTAGACATTGTCCCTTTAGACAATGATTCCAAATTGTTCCATACTTGATAGTCACTGATTTTTAGAGAATCTATAACTTCTAAGAATCTACTTGTATAAACGTTAAAAGCATCCATATTATATAGATATTATTAGGTAATATCATTAAAGGATACTATATTTGCGTTGTAACACTGCAACTGTTACGTGCAAATGTTTAAACTTACCTGACATGGTGTTTAATATATCAAAAGAGGATTCGCGTTGGTTGCAGTAACGTGGGTTCTCTTTTTTAATTTTATATTTATGAATAAAGAGTTCAATTCAGATCTTTTGCAAAACATTTCCAAACTAAGCGATGGGAATGTAATAAAGTTCCTTTTAGGTGCTTCTGAGCAAGGTAAATTCCCTCCCGAAATCTCCGACTGTATTACTAAAGTCGTGGACTACATGAATGAAAACGAGGTTCGTGTAGATCCGGGCTTCCGTTACAGCTTGAATATATCTTTATTCCGTAAGGATAAGTATTGGATAAGGACTATCACAGACAGGGTAACAGGCGAGATATTATATGAAACCAAAACCCGTCAATGCTTTCCGGATAACCGTACTATCTATACGGAGTTGGAGTATGGCTTATTCGGGAGTAGTATCTATCATCCCAATTATACTATTCAGCGAAACAAACAATGATGCGATTGTTTGTGCAAACTCAATACATTTGTTAGCCTCTTCGGGGAAATCACTTTCTAGTTTTTTCCCCATTAGTTCAAGTTCCAAGCTCATTTTTTGAATATTAGCTTTCTTTATTTCATACGCGGCTTTGAATCCTCCGAATTGGGCTATTTCATATAGCTTGCAAGTAGGATATATATCACTACAATCCCAATATTGAGAAATATTTTCTTTTATTATGTATCCTTTTTCAAAGAAGTCCATAATCACCATTTCAAATTGTTTCCCATTAATTTTTAAATTGGGAACATCATTAGGAGTAAAACAGAATGTTTTTCTTTCATGAGCCGCCATATCAAGGATCGCTTTCATTATTTTATCCTTTTCCTTAGGAGTTATAGCCCCACAAAAGTTGCGTTCGTTTGAATGTTGAATGTCAATCATATTACCTCATTTTTTTATTGCGTAATCTTATCTTTCTTATATTCAGTATTTTATATATCGCGTTATTTAGAATAATGTATAAATAGCAAATAGTATCATAAAAAAGATACTTTAATCTTTTGTAGTATCGTTAATGGATTCTATCTTTGCAATGTGAAAACGAACTGAATACAGTTTTATTTCGCAACGGCAATAATTAATATACAAATATATGAATAAAATAGGAAGAACCAAAGAAATCCCACGGATAATCGTTCCACAAGGTGCACAGAAACACATCGCATCTCATTTCGGGGTTAGCGGTGAAACAGTACGCAGAGCATTAAAGTACATTATCAACACTGAACTTGCAGTAAGAATAAGGGAAGAGGCGATAAAGAATTATGGTGGTGCAGAATCCATTATCAGAGTGAAAATATAAATATTCAAGGGTTATGATGACAAGAACAGAAATGAATATGCTCACGGAAAGATTTGCAGAAGTGACGGGAAAACAGAATGATTCTGTAATGAATTCTGCTAGATGCACAGAATATCTAGGAATATCTCAAGGAGCTTTAAGAAAACGCGTTCATGATGGTACTATCCCATATACTAAAAAGGGTAAACTGTTGTATTTCTCTAAACAAGATGTAAATAAATACTTATTAGATAAATAAAAAATGAGCAAAGCAACCGATTTTATAAATAATAAATGCTACCAGCTTGGTAATCCGGTAGAACCGTTGATTTTTAAAGCTGACGCGCTGGAAGCTATTAGTATTGCATGCAAGGAGATAGAAGAAAGAACTGTGATAGTGTACCGGCAGTTATGTCCTTGTTTTCAAAGGGGGAAATGTAAGCATTATCCTCACAACCAAAAACAAGGTAGTCAAATATGTGATATGGAATGTGATCGTATAAGTTATCTAAAGAAACAATTGGCTTGTATCTCAGCAGACAAATAAATATATCCCCTCCCGTAAGATTCGGGGTAACAACCGGTTTAAGCCGTTGAGGGGAGCTGCTTAAAGTTCTTTCACATCATTGTAAATGCTTATATGGTGTAACTCATAAGCCGTATAATGCAGACAAACGGACTGATTATAGGAGTCAATACCAGCAGGGATGCCGTGACGTATTGAGGGTCTATAATAATTGATTGAACATACTTTCGGTGCACCGATTTGTCCTTAGTGCATTAAGTAAACTTGGTTGGGCACAAGTACCGCCGGAAGGTCTAATATATCCCCTCCCGTAAGATTCGGGGTAACAACCGGTTTAAGCCGTTGAGGGGAACAATATAAAAATGCGTATTATGAAAACAGCTAATTTTATCCTGTCTATATTTGCCGCACTATGTTCTTTAGGAATGATTTATGGTGCGATAGTTACGGAAAGTCCTATAAAATCCGTATCGGTGATTATATTTTCTATTATCTCATTATTTTGTGTGAAATTGGTGGTAATGACATATAAAGAGTTAAAGGAATATGAATGATTTTTTCATCTAGTTTTTTTTGTTATTTTCATAAAGTTAATGTTGTCTGTCCGTGCCGGTGTGTGAATATAGGTACGGAATTTCACCGTCCATGGTTGGTACTGTCTAAAAAAAATAAACATAAATAATTATCTGTTCTAATCTCTACTTTCATTTAACGGATAGTACGGCGGTTCGATTCCGCTGACGGTGGCTGTAAGTTATCATAAGTGATAGATTAAGTCGTTTAGGTTTTGCTCCTGTAGTCTGTGAAGATAGCAGGAGTTTTTTAATTGGAAACAAGTTAAGTTATCATGAATAAAGATATTATAAAAATGAAAGCCAAGGAGTATGCGGATGGTATACGAGGGCTTACCCATAAAAAGACAGCATCAGTGGATTTTGAGAAAGGTGCTCAATTTGTTTTGGAATCCATGAAATGGAGGAATGCAGAAAAAGATCCTCCACCATTGGACACAAGAGTGCTTGTAAAGAGTTCCGGGAAATTTGTGAATACCGGAATGTTGGTATTCGATAGTGAGCATAAGAAGAACATTTGGATATGTGGAAATACTAACCGGGCATGGGATATTAATTTTTGGAAACCATTGCCACAATAATTAGATAAACTTAAAATAAATGGTTATGAAGAAAGGTGATAAAGTACGTGAGATAGGTGATACGTTGACAGGTACAATAGTTTATATCGCTAACGGATATGCTGATGTCAAATATCCTAATATGAAAGGTGTATGCTCGTTGCCGATCCAATTTCTTGAAAAGGTATGAGAACTGTAAGCCAGATAAGCGATGAATTGGAAAAACTTTATTCAGAGCTTGATATAGTCCAGTCAATGAGTGAGGAATCGGTAAGGCTCACATTCAATGCTGACTGTAAAGGTAAATATATATCCTTGCTTAATGAAGAAATCGATTCTCTTGAAAACGAACTTGAAGAATCGGAGAGATATCATGGCAGGAAGCGGAACTTTGTAAGGACTGCGGACCTGCCTTTTTTGTGTTGGTAAATAATAATTTTATAATGAGTGAACAGTTAATATACAGTAAGATAGCCAATATCCTTAAAGAGACAAAGGCTATCACCAAATCGGAGAAGAACCAGCAACAGGGATTCAAATTCCGTGGGATTGACAACGTTATGAACGAACTTCATGAATTATTCTCAAAAAATGAGGTGTTCATACTACAGGAAGTGCAGAACTTCACAACGGAGAACAGGATAACGAAATCCGGCGGTACGAACACATTTACAAGGGCTACGATAAAGTTTAGGTATATGACCACTGATGGCAGCTTTGTGGAAACAGTAAATGTGGGTGAAGCAATGGACGCAGGCGATAAAGGAATGAATAAAGCAATGAGCATAGCGTTGAAATATTCTTTGCTTCAATTGTTCCTGATTCCTACAGAAGAGCAAAAGGACCCTGATAGTACAACACCTGAGGAAACGGATTTCCTTGCGATGGCATTGCAGGAAGTAAGATCAAGCCTGTCAATCGAGACATTACAGGTAGTATGGGGAAATTATAAGGAATTACAGAGTGACAAACGTTTTGTTGAAGCGGTGACAAGAAGGAAAGGAGAACTGAAATGAAACTAATCAAATCACAAGTCGTTTTCAATCCCGATGAACATACTTATATGCTAGGGGATAAGGAACTAAGCGGTATTACTTCCGTGATAGGCAGACAGCTTTTCCCCGATAAATACCGTGATGTTCCCGAAGACGTGTTAAGGAAAGCGGCTGAAAGAGGTACTATGATCCACAGTATATGCGAACTTGTCGATGATATTGGGATAACTCATGACAGCGATGAAGCACAAGGATATAAGGAACTGAAAGATGATTGGGGATTGAGGTACGAATGTTCCGAATATCTTGTATCTGACAATGAGCACTATGCAAGCTGTATCGATAAGGTTTATCGCGAAAATGATACGGATTTTACTTTAGGTGATATAAAGACCACTTACGTGCTTGACAAGGAATCTGTAAGATGGCAGTTGAGTATATATGCATACCTTTTTGAGTTGCAGAATCCGGGATGCAATGCGGTAAGGCTTATAGGTATATGGTTGAGAGGTAAAAACCATGAGATAGTGGAAGTCGAGAGAATACCATCAGAAATTGTAATAAATCTGTTGAAATGTGATTCGGAAGGCAGACAGTTTGTGAATCCCTATTCCATATCCCCTGTTACTCTTCCTGACGAGTACCGAAAGATGGAGAGGACAATACAGGAAATTGTGTCACAGGCAAAATACTGGTCTGATAAAAAGAAAGAAATAACTGATGGCGTTATGATGGCTATGGTAGAAGCCGGTGAATATAGTTGGAAAGGTGATATCATATCATTTACTCGCAAAAAGGATACTATCAGAAAGGATTTCGACAAGAAGGCGTTTGAGAAAGATTATCCTGATTTGTATAAGAAATATTTAAAAGAGATTCCAGTAGTTGGAAGTGTAACATTAAAAACAATATAATTATGGCAATTTTAAGTGGTTCTATCTGTCTCTCTGATATACCTCGTGAGCAGATGAAGAAAATTAAGTGTAAAGATGGAGTTGAAAGAATCTATGTGAATGTGGCTGTTATCGAACGCAAAGAGAAATCCCAGTTTGGGCATACGCATTTCATCACTTGTTCCCCTAAAAAGGAGGAACGGGTAGAAGGAAGGAACTATATCTGCGGGGACCTCAAAGAGTTTATACCTCAGAATACATCACCCACCCCAGAGGATATAAATAATGCTCCTAGCGTGTCGGATGATGATTTAGATTTGCCATTCTGATGAAGTACGATGGCTCTAATCCTCTCCACGTCCAGCAGGCAAGAGCGAAACTTGAGAAACTGATAAAGGAACAGAAGGTATTTGAACTGACTGAGAAGAAACCCCAAAGGTCATTGAGCCAGAACAAATACCTTCATGTCTGCCTTGCTTATTTCGGTTGCCAAATCGGTGAAACGATGGAATATGTAAAGCGGAACTATTACAAGATTCTCTGCAACAAAGACACTTTCGTTCGTGAGAGGGAAGATAAGTTTTTGGGTAGGATAAAGTATCTACGAAGTTCTTCTGATCTTGACAGCGCGGAGATGAGCCTAACTATTGAGCGGTTTCGGAATTTTTCGAGTGCCCAATGTGGTATATATATCCCATCTCCAGACGAAGAACGTTTGATTCAGTTGATGGAGATAGAGGTCGAACAAAACAAATTTCATATCTGAAACAATGATTATACGAATTAGTGCCTTTATCATTATGGCAATATCTTTCTTGATATTGTTTTATAAGAATGACAGTGATAATTATATGGCTATCCTGTTACAAATAATAGTATGGCTGATGTTGATATATGCTGAACTTTGCGATATAGAATCGCTCCTTTAGGTTATTATCATGAAACTTACTTTGACAAAACAAGAAGTGCTTCTCATCCAGTTACTTCTTCATGTTTATAAAAACGAGTTGCCCGATGACGGACCAGAGAAGCATGGACGTTTTGTCGGGAAGCTGTACAAGAAAATCAAAAGACAAGTTATTAATCAATTAAAATAATATGAAAATTACAATCAACAAACCAACAGAATTTGAAGCGGTCTACTTAGAAGTGGATGCAGGTGTACGCTATTGGAATGACGGATACATCAACGGTATGGAGGATACCGATTGTGAAGAAACGGACGGAAGCCCCCAAATGCCTTGTGCCGAATATATGGGAGAACAACACATGGTGCTGCGTGGTAATAACTGGCGTTGGCGGCCACTGATAGATATTGAAACAGGACGAATCGTCAACTGGTCCCAAGGAACAACTGCCAATGTTCACTATAAAGTGTGCGATGATTTTTATTGTGATATTCTTGATGGAAACAAAAATGTTATCACCTCTTATGACGGCTATGTACCTAAGATTATGTGTCCGGCAGATGAAGGATATGGCGACTACATCATTATGAATATTGACGAGAATGGATTTATTCAAGGATGGGAAAAAGAATTGATTAGTAGAATTATAAAAGAGTATGAGGATTAAATGAAAGCATTATTTAAAATGGACTTCGATTGCGGAAGAATGGGCAATCTTGAAGGAGTATTTATTGCAGACACAGAAGATGTCGAATACTTAGTGAATAACAAAATCAGTGTTTACTTCGGTGAAGTACTTGGCAAACACTCTGAAATATCCGGGTGTGTGGCTGAAAGTGAAATCAAACAAATAACCACCGATGAAAATGTAATCAAGATAGTTGAAGAATATGGGCTCAACAGTGGGTATAATCCATTTGAATACACTCTTTGTACATCAGAAACGGAAGATATACCAGACAACGGAGTTGATTGGGATGATTGTACTATACAAGAATACATAGATTTTATGCGAAATGGTATAATACCCCAATATTACGAGGAAAGTCATAAAGAATGGTTAAACAACCAAAAAGAGGACTGATTATGGAAAGCAATATATCAAGAGATCATATTGCGCTTGAAGCAATGAAGTGCATAATGATGACAGCAAAACGCAGGAGAACTTTATGGAACAGAGTTATAACATTGTTTTTCCCATCCGAAGAAGAAAGTGTTATAAACTACAATCATGAAGGACAGGCTAAAGCAGCTTATCAGATAGCTGATGCAATGATTAAGGAACGTAACAAGACAAAGGAGGAATGATTATGATGCACACATGGTTTGAGGTAAAGATTAGATACGAAAAAGTAATGGAAAACGGTATGAGCAAAAAAGTAACGGAACCCTATTTATTTGATTCTTTATCTTTTACAGAAAGCGAAGGAAGATGTATTGAGGAAATGACACCGTTTATCAGCGGTGAGTTTACTGTTTCTGACATAAAACGTGCCAACTATTCTGAGATATTTTTCTCAGATGAAGAATCGGCTGACAGGTATTTTAAATGCAAGTTATACTTTATCACATTGGATGAAAAAACTGGTGCGGAAAAGAAAACATCCACAAACATTCTTGTTCAAGCAGCCGACTTGAGAGATGCAGTCAAAAAACTGGATGAAGGAATGAAAGGCACAATGGCAGACTACGTGATTGCTTCGGTAGCGGAAACTGCTATTATGGATGTTTATCCTTATGAAGCAAATCCAGATGTTAAACCAGAGTTCCCTAATGCTTAAAAATTGACTAATATGCAAGACTATATTTCAGACTGGTTCATTCCTATGGACTTCGGTAATGACCTTCCGGATGAAGAACCTAACGGTGAGGATAATTTTAGATTCATTTCTTTATAAACTTTATGCTTTCCCGGTCTGTGAAGATAGGGTGGGCAAACATGGGATAAAATGGTCATAGGGTGCTAAGACTAAATGAATGGAAATTTCAAGTGTACATAGAAATGGAAGTCATCAAGACCGTAGCTGAGAGTAATACATTTGTTGAGTAGTTTAAAGATCGTAGGATAGCCAATCTACGGACGAAAGCGAGAAATCAGACGATACTTGTGTAGGTTCGACTCCTGCTTATCCCTCATAAATGTGAGCCACACTAAATGGCATGGATTAATAAATAATGGTTGTGCCCTGGAGAATACGCTTCAGGGCTTTTAATTGGAATGAAACATATAAGCAAAAAACAAAGTACAATAAACCGTAAACTTGCAAGGATAAAAAGGGATCTACCGCAGTATTGCTGTATTTGCCACAAATATACATCCACACCACAGTTGATGCACCTGTTACCTAGATCACTTTATCCTGAATACATTACGGAAGAATGGAACTTGCGAATTGGCTGTCCTGAATGCCATAGCAGGTATGACAATGACCGTTATTTCCGTAAACAGCAAAAGGAAATAGTAGAAACAATCCGTCAACACGATGAGCTGGCGGCAAATAGATATTTTGGATTATGATATACGATAAACAAATTATAAGGGGAAAAATCCCTTCAAAGTCGAATTGTTACAAGATAGTAGCATTATACGGGCACGGTTCTTTAGCAAAACAGAATGTACTTAAAAAGTATGAACAAACTTTCTACGCACAATGTGGATTAAGGGGCAAGAATATAAAAGGTTTCTTTAAACTAACAGTGGATGTGTATCACGAAAATTTGCGTCCTGATCTTGATAATGCTTTCAAAATTTTACTTGACTGTCTACAAGGATGCAAGGCGATAAAGAACGATCGGCAATGTATGGAGATTAATGCACGAAAGCTGATTGATAAGCTTAATCCAAGGATAGAATTTATAATTGAGGAAGTTGAATTATAATACTAAACTGTTTATGGAACAAAACGAATTAAACGAATGGCATAAGTTGTCAGAACAGATTATTGACTTCGTTGTCAATTGCAGCGATGATGTCAAACCATATATCATTGGGCAATTGGAAACCTTAACAGAACACCTAAAAGATTAAGCAATGACAAAGGATAGTTTTATCATATATAAATCTTTCTACAAACCTATATCAAGATTATCAGACAAACAGCTTGGGCGATTATTTCGTGCAATTTTCAAGTATCAACTTGGCGAGGAGGTTACGGTAGAGGAGGACATTGATATGGCATTGGGTTTTTTCATCAATCAATTTGAGATAGACGAAACTAAATACCATGGCATTGTCGAGAGAAACCGAAACAACGGGCGTAAAGGTGGTGCTCCTATAGGGAATTGCAATGCCAAATCAAAACAACCCAAACAACCCAGTGGGTTAAACTCAACCCAAACAACCCAAAACAAGCTTAATGAAAATGATAATGAAAATGATATAGATAAAGAATCTCCTAACGGAGATAAGAAAATAATTCCCAAAAACAAGGAAGTTGATTTGTCTTTTGTTTCGGAAGATTTTAAGGGCATATTCAAGGAATGGCTTGAATACAAGAGAGAAAGAAAAGAAAACTATAAATCGGAAAAATCCCTAAAAATGTGCTACAACCGATTGCTAACATTGAGTGGAAATGATTGCAATAAAGCAAGGCTTGTGGTTGAGCAGTCGATTGCAAGTAATTATGCGGGATTATTTGAATTAAAAAATTATGGAGCAAGACAAAATACAGACATCTACGAGCAGAAGCGAATTGATTCTGAGCGGAGAAAATCTAGACTCATGGCTGAGTTCGCAGAAGCGGATGCAAAATTCCTTGCAGAACAAGAAGCTAAACGAAAAGCAGTTGGCTCTACTGGAGAAATACCCAACACCATCCCGGATGGCGGTTGATTACAATCCTGATTTGCAAGGCAAGCTGGCAAAATCAAATCTTACACTTGCGGATATTGCCTTGAATGATAACATACCTTCGCTTGCAAACATCCGTTCTGTGTATGGTGAAGACAACGCACTTAGGTGGCTGAAAGTACAGTTTGACAGCCTTAACGATTACGCCGAGCAGGGAAAGGGTATAACCGACACACAACTGGATGAACTTTGTATTCTTGTCCTAGGTGAATACTATTGGATGAATTTGGCTGAAATATGCAACTTCATATCCAGATTCAAATTAGGGAAATATGGGCAATTTTATGGTTCTATTGGTCCGATGAAGATTTCATGCTCTCTTCTGGAGTATGTTAAGGAACGTAGGATTGACATTGATCGGCATGAGCGTGAACAATACAGAATCCAACGTGAAAAAGAAATAGAAGAGCGTGGAAATAACAGAATCTCTTATGCTGAATATCAAGAGTTGAAACGCCGGGCTGAATCCGGAGATGAGGAAGCCAGAAAAATGCTGATGTCACCATGAGTATGCCAAAGAAAGTAAAACCGGGAATTGTATATGTCAAATGCCGGAATTGCAAGAATGCCTCGGACTTTGGGGATAATTCTGCGTATTGTAAGGCTAAAGGGCATAGAGTGTGTGCTTGTGACATATATGGGCAAATATGCAATAATTTTTTAAAGAAGTAATTATGAAAGATATTGAACTCTATAGAGATTCATTTCAAAATTTTCGTAGCTATCAATTACCTAAAGCACAATTGATTATAGCGGATGTGCCTTATAATTTGGGTACTAATGCTTATGCAAGCAATCCTTCATGGTATAAAAATGGGGATAATAAAAACGGAGAGAGCGATCTTGCTGGGAAAAAGTTTTTTAATTCAGAAAATGAATTTCGTCCTGCCGAGTTTATGCATTTTTGCAGTGACATGATGGTAAAAGAACCGAAGAAACCCGGTAAATCCCCTTGCATGATAATATTCTGCGAATACGAACAGCAGTTCATGTTCATAGAACTTGGTAAGAAGTACGGGCTAATGAAATACATTCCGTTGGTATTCCGTAAGAACTTTTCCGCACAAGTATTAAAAGCCAATATGAAGATTGTTGGTAATTGTGAATACGGTTTGTTGTTATATAGAGATAAACTACCGAAATTCAATAATGATGGAAGGATGATATTCAACTGCTTCGACTGGGTTAGAGATGATGATAATCCTAAAGTACATCCAACACAGAAACCTATTCCCTTACTTCGTAGACTGATTGAAATCTTCACCGATAAGGGTGATGTAGTTATAGACCCTGTAGCTGGAAGTGGAAGTACGCTTTTGGCTGCTGCGCAATGTGGAAGAAAGGCATACGGTTTTGAGATCGACAGGAATTTCTACAATGATGCTAACAAGTACATTTTATCAAGAATTCAAAAAACATTATTTCAATGAATACCGAAACGCTTATAAAGATACGTGAATGGGAAGCGGAACGCGACAGAAACCTGCGCATCCACTGTCCTCTTGTAGCTGCCAAGTTTCAAAGATGGATTGACAGGGCGAAGAAAGAGGACGATAGACCGCATTCCCAGCCCTGTGACAAGAATTTCAACAAGAAAGCCTGTAGTTGATGCTTCCATGTAGTAAAATTAATTGTACGGCTTTAAAATAGCTTGTATCAAATAGAATAATTGTTAAAAAATACACGATCATGCAAGGAACAGACAAACTGAATACGATAACCAACATCGTATTTGTCCTCACGGACGTTTTAGAAACCAACCTTCTAGAAATGCAGCAGCAATACAAGAAGGAAGG